TTAGATAAAGGTGGTAGAAACTTTAAAAAATTATATGATGAATCAGATGTTACAAAAAGAAACCGCAACGGACAGACTAGTTCGGGATTATATTCTTTGTTCATACCTATGGAATGGAACTACGAAGGCTACATTGATTCTTATGGCATACCTGTCTTCGACACTCCCGACAAAGAAATACTTGGACCACAAGGCGAGTTTATCGACCTTGGCGTTATTGAGTACTGGGAAAATGAAGTTGACGGATTAAAAGATAACCAAGATGCTTTAAACGAGTTTTATAGACAATTTCCTAGAACTACAAAACATGCGTTTAGAGATGAATCTAAATCATCTTTATTTAATCTTACTAAAATATATCAACAAATAGATTTTAATGAAGATGAAAATAATAAAACTTTAGTAACTCAAGGTAATTTTTTATGGGAACATGGAATAAAAGATACTAGAGTTATATTTGCGCCAAGTAATCAAGGAAGATTTTTTATAACTTGGATTCCTGATGCAAATTTACAAAATAGATATATAGAAAAAAACGGTATTAAATATCCTGGTAATGATCATATAGGCGCTTTTGGTTGTGATCCTTATGATATATCAGGTACAGTAGACAAACGAGGTTCTAATGGAGCACTGCATGGACTTACTAAGTTTAGTATGGAAAATGCACCAGCTGATCATTTCTTTTTAGAATATATAGCTAGACCTCAAACTGCTGAAGTATTTTTTGAAGATGTATTAATGGCGTGTGTTTTTTATGGTATGCCAATGTTATGTGAGAATAACAAACCTAGACTTTTATATCATTTTAAAAGAAGAGGATATAGAGGTTTTGCAATGAATAGACCTGATAAAATATGGAATAAACTATCAGTAACAGAAAAAGAAATAGGTGGTATACCAAACTCTAGTGAAGATATAAAACAAGCTCATGCGGCAGCTATTGAATCTTATATTGAAACCGCTGTAGGTTTTAATGGTGATAGTTATGGTAGTGTTTATTTTCAAAGAACACTTGAAGACTGGGCTGCTTTTGATATAAACAATAGAACAACACACGATGCTTCTATTAGTTCTGGTTTAGCTTTAATGGCTTGTAATAAAAATAGATACGCACCAGTTGCTAGAAGAAAACGTGAACCAATAGACTTAGGAATAAAAAAATATGATAATCGAGGTTCGTTATCAAAAATAATTAAGTAAATGAATATATACGCAAATCCAAATAGTGCTTTTCCTAGCCAAACAGTCTCTGATATTGAAAAATCATCAGAAGAGTATGGAAGACAAGTTGCACAGGCTATAGAAGGCGAATGGTGGCAGCAAGGTGGTAATGGTACTAGATTTGCTACTTCATTTAATAGGTTTCATACATTAAGATTATATGCAAGAGGTGAGCAACCAGTGCAAAAATATAAAGATGAATTAGCTATTAATGGTGATTTATCTTATTTGAATTTAGACTGGAAACCTGTTCCTGTTGTATCTAAATTTGTTGATATAGTTTCTAATGGTATGAATAATAAGCTTTATGAAATAAAAGCTTATGCACAAGATCCAACTTCATTAAAAAAGCGAACTGCATACGCTGATGCTATTTTAACAGATATGATGGCGAGACCTTTTTTAAATAATCTTGAAGGAACATTAGGTGTAAATAAATTTCAAACTGATAAGAATAAATTACCTGAAAGTGAAGAAGAGCTAGATATTCATATGCAGTTAAGCTATAAACAAAGCGTTGAAATAGCTGAAGAAGAAGTAATAAATAATACTCTTGAAAGAAATAGATTTGACAATATAAAGAAAAGATTTAATCATGATTTAGTTGTATTAGGTATTGGAGCATGTAAAACAGCGTTTAATCCATCTAACGGTGTTAATTTAAAATATGTAGATCCAGCTAATTTAATATATTCTTATACAGAAGATCCTCATTTTGAAGATATATATTATGTAGGTGAAGTAAAACAATTAACTGTTCCTGAAATAGCTAAACAATTTCCTTATCTTACACAAGAAGATTTAAAAAAGATAGAACAAACAAAAGGTTATCAAAAAGATAATTTATATGGATATAGATCTTATGATCCTAATACTGTTTCAGTTTTATTTTTTGAATATAAAACTTATAATGAACAAGTTTTTAAAATTAAACAAACTGATACTGGATTAGAAAAAGCATTAGAAAAACCTGATACTTTTAATCCTCCTGCTAATGATAATTTTGAAAGAATTGCTAGAAAAATAGAAGTACTTTATGAAGGTGTAAAAATTTTAGGCAATAATCAACTTATTAAATGGCAGTTGTCAGAAAATATGACTAGACCTTTTGCTGATACTACAAAAGTAGAAATGAGTTATACTATATGTTCGCCACGTATGTATAAAGGTCGTATAGAATCTATTGTTAGTAAAATTACTGGTTTTGCAGACATGATTCAATTAACACATTTAAAGCTACAACAAGTTATTGCTCGTACAGTTCCAGATGGTGTATTTTTAGACATGGATGGTCTTGCTGAAGTTGATCTTGGTAACGGCACAAATTATAATCCAGCTGAAGCATTGAACATGTATTTTCAAACTGGTAGTATTGTAGGTAGATCGTTAACTCAAGAAGGCGATATGAACCCTGGTAAAGTACCTATACAAGAATTACAAACTTCTAGTGGTCAAGGTAAGATACAAAGTTTAATAGCTACGTATCAATATTATTTACAATTAATTAGAGATTGTACAGGTTTAAATGAAGCAAGAGATGGTAGCATGCCAGAGAAAGATACATTAGTTGGTTTACAAAAAATGGCTGTTAATGCTTCTAATACAGCAACAAGACATATAATGCAGGCGAGTTTATGGTTAACATTAAGAACTTGTGAAAATATATCGTTAAAAATTGCTGATTCTTTAAAAAATCCATTAACATTAAATTCATTAAAAAGCTCTATATCTACATATAACACTGCTACATTGTCAGAAATACAAAACTTACCTTTACATGATTTTGGTATTTATTTAGAGTTAGAACCTGAAGAAGAAGAAAAAGCAAGACTAGAACAAAATATACAAATGGCTATACAACAAGGCGGTATAGATTTAGAAGATGCTATTGATATTAGAAGAATAAAAAATCTTAAGCTAGCTAATGATGTATTAAAACAAAAGCGTAAGCAAAAACAAAAGCGTGAGCAAGAAATGCAAATGCAAATGGCTCAACAGCAAGAACAAGCTAAAGCAGCTTCGGCACAAGCTATAGCTGAAGCAGAAATGCAAAAGCAACAAGCGCTTACCTCTTCTAATGTTCAGTATGAACAAGCTAAAAACCAAATGGCTATTCAAAAAATGGAATACCAAGCTAAACTAGAGCAACAAAAAATGCAACAACAACATATGTTTGATATGGAACTCAAGAAAATGGAGGTTGATGCTATGAAAGAAAAAGAATCCTTTATAGAAGATCGTAAGGATAAAAGAACTCGAATGGAAGGCACACAACAAAGTGAAATGATAGATCAAAGAAATAATGATCTAATGCCTATAGATTTTGAGAAAAAACAAAGTATGTAAATACTAATTAACTAATTTTATAATATTTTATTATGTCAGAAAAAGAAACAACCAAACCTGAGGTGACTCAAGAAGTCAAATCAGAAGGCGGTGATATGAAAATCAAATCAAAGCCTAAAAAGTTTACTCAAAAAGATGAACCTGTGAAGGTTGATTTAAGAAAAGATCCTAATGTAAAAGTTGAGGAGCCAATAAAAGTAGACTTAACTAAAAAAGAAAAAGACGATGCCATTCAAATCGGAGAAACAAAGGAGGTACCTGTGGGCGACAAACCCGAAGCTAGCAAAAAAGTGGACGGAGAAGTACGGGTCAGCAATACAAATGAAGTACAAGAGTCCGAATCGCCTATTGTCGAGCTTAATAAAGAAGAACAAGAGCAAGTAAAAAAAGCAGAGCAAGAAATTGCAGCTGCTAAAAGAGATGAAAGAGTATTAGGTAGAGAATTACCTGAAAACATTGAAAAGCTTGTTAGCTTTATGGAAGAAACAGGTGGTACAGTTCAAGATTATGTAAGGCTAAATCATGATTATTCTAATGTAGACGATGATGCTCTACTGAGAGAATATTATAAAAATACAAAACCACATCTTAACGGAGATGAAATTTCATTTGTAATGGAAGATAAATTTAAGTTTGATGAGGATGTTGATGAAGAGCGAGACATCAGAAAAAAGAAACTCGCTAAAAAAGAAGCGGTTGCAGAAGCACGTAATCATTTGGAAGACTTGAAGAAAAGGTATTATGATGAAATAAAATTAAGACCTGGAGTAACTCAAGAACAACAAAAGGCTATGGACTTCTTTAATCGTTACAACCAAGAACAAGAAATAGCAACGCAACAACATAAGACGTTTGTTGATGACACTAAAAATTATTTTGCTGATGATTTCAAAGGTTTTGATTTCGAAGTTGGTGAAAAAAGATTTAGATATGGAGTCAAAAATCCTAATGATGTTGCAGAGAATCAATCAAATTTAAACAACTTCGTCGAGAAGTTCTTAGACAATGAAGGTAATGTTAAAGATACGAAAGGTTATCATAAGGCTATGTATGCTGCACAGAATATAGATAAAATTGTAAGTCATTTCTATGAGCAAGGAAAATCTGACGGTATAAAAACTGTAGTAGATAATTCTAAAAATATATCTAATGAAGCTAGACAAACTAGCGGAGGAGATGTATTCATAGGTGGTTTAAAAGTTAAAGCTGTATCTGGTGTGGATAGTTCGAAATTGAGAATTAAAAAAAGTAAATTTAACAATTAAAACTATTTAAAATGGGTGTATTAAGTCCTCAGTTCGGAAGTTTAATACCTACTGCTCAGCCTGTTACTTTAAATTCAAACTATTTGAATTTTAACAGCGGTGGTGGTAATGACTTCGCGCAACAATATCTACCTGAAATTTATGAAGCCGAGGTAGAGCGTTATGGAAACAGAACGATTGGAGGCTTCTTAAGAATGGTTGGCGCTGAAATGCCAATGATGTCTGACCAAGTTGTATGGTCTGAGCAAAACAGATTACATATCTCTTATGATAACTGTACTGTTCAAGCTACAGGTGGTGCACAAACTGGTCATAGAATTACTATTGCAAACCAAAACGGTACAAGTGTACAAAATGTTATCGATGTTAACGATACTATCGTTGTTATGGATCCAGCTGATCCAGCGTTTACAGTAAAAGCTATTGTATATGCTGTTGGAGCTGCAACTGTAGATGCACAGCCTTACACAAGAGCTGCTGTTAACGATATTAACGTAGCAAGAACAGGATGTAAAGTATTTGTTTATGGTTCTGAATTTGCAAAAGGTATAAGTGGAACAGGTGCTGGTACTGCTAGTAACTTTAATTCCATTGAGCCACAATTATCAACTTTTAGTAACAAGCCAATTATTATTAGAGATCAGTACTCAGTATCTGGTTCTGATACAGCTCAAATCGGTTGGGTTGAGGTTGCTACAGAAGATGGTAACTCTGGTTACCTATGGTATTTAAAAGCCGAAGGTGAAACTAGATTAAGATTCGAAGATTATTTAGAAATGGCAATGATTGAAGGTGAACTTGCTTCTACCAATGCAATCGCAGGCGAAATTAACGGTGTGTTAACGCAGTTTGCTAACCAGACTACTGCTGGTTCTATTGGTACTGAAGGTTTATTTGCTGCTATCAACAATGGTGGTAATGTACTTTCTGGTTATGCTGGATCTTTACAAGACTTTGATTCTGTATTACAATTATTAGACAGTGAAGGAGCTATTGAAGAAAATATGTTATTCTTAGATAGAAGAACTGAACTATTGTTTGACAATATGTTAGCACAACAAAATTCTTACGGAGCTGGTGGTACATCTTATGGTGTATTTGAAAACTCTGAAGATATGGCGCTTAACTTAGGTTTTTCTGGATTTAGAAGAGGTTCATATGACTTCTATAAAACTTCATGGAAATACTTAAACGACGCTTCATTAAGAGGTGGTTCTTCAAACTTTGTTAATGGTGACAATATTGATGGTGTATTAGTACCAGCTGGTACTTCTACAGTATACGATCAGTTACTTGGAACAAACATCAGAAGACCTTTCTTACATGTAAGATATAGAGCTTCTCAAGCAGATGACAGAAGAATGAAATCATGGCTAACTGGTTCAGTTGGTGGTGCTTCTAATTCTACGTTAGATGCTATGCAAGTAAACTTCTTATCTGAAAGATGTCTATGTGTACAAGCTAGAAATAACTTCGTATTATTTACAGCTTAATTTTTATATAAGGTTAGGGCGCTTCGGCGCCCAATACCTTTTAACTATTTAATTATATTATATTATGTCAAAAGAAAAAAAAGTACACCCTGCAGAAGAAGGGTGGGAAATAAAAGATAGAACGTATATGATTAGAGGTGATAAAAATCCTTTAACATATACAATAAAATCAAGACATACAGAAAAATATCCTCTGTTATATTTTGATACAACAACAAATACCCAAAGAGCATTGAGATATGCTACAAACCAAAACTCTCCATTTGTAGATGAACAAAAAGGTGAAGTAACTTTAAAACATATTGTTTTTAGAGATGGATCACTAGCTGTTCCTAAACAAGAGCAAGCTTTACAAAAACTACTTTCTTTATATCACCCTGATTTAAACAAGAGATATACAGAATTAAAACCACAAGAAGATGCAGTTATAGAAACTGATACTATTGAGTGGGAAATAGATGCTTTATTAATGGCTAGAGATATGGATATTGAACAAGCAGAAGCAATAATGAGAACAGAAGTAGGCTCTAGAGTTGATAGAATGAGCTCTAAAGAACTTAGAAGAGATTTACTTTTATTTGCTAAAGAACAACCACAATTGTTTATTGAATTAGCAAAAGATGAAAATGTTCAACTTAGAAACTTTGGTATTAAAGCAGTTGAAGCAGGTCTTATACATTTATCACAAGACCAAAGAAGCTTTAGCTTAGGTAAAACTAAAAAGAAGTTATTTAGTGTACCTTTTGATGAAAACCCTTATTCAGCATTAGCTGCGTGGTTTAAAACAGATGAAGGTGTAGAGATGTACAAAGCTCTTACTAAAAAGCTTAAATAAATAATTAAGGCGGGTTCGCCCGCCTTTTTATAAAAATATTATAATGGCAATAAACGTAAATACTGTATATAAAACAGTCTTATTAATACTTAACCAACAGCAAAGAGGATATATGACACCTGATGAATTTAATAAAGTTGCAGATCAGGCACAGCTAAATATATTCGAAAGTTATTTTGAAGACTTAAATCAACAGTATAGAGTGCCACAAAATGATACTGAATACGCTAATAGAATAGAAAACTTAGAACAAAAGTTACAGTATTTTCAAAGAACTGGAACCGCTACAGGTGCAAATCCTTTTACACCAGCTCCAGGTACTACTACTTATAATGGTAACGTGGTTACTGATACTATTTATAGAGTTGGTTCAGTATTTTATAAAAGTGCGCAATTAAATCAATACGCGCAACGAAATGAGATAACACAAATATTACTTTCCCCGTTAACTCAACCAACAACAGATTTTCCTATATTTTTATATGAGAACGATAAGTTTTATATATATCCAACAAGTATAATTACACCTGCAGATATAACATTTTCTTATGTTAAAAAACCAGAACCACCTATATGGAGTTATGGTGTGGGTAACTTAGGTCAATATGAGTATGCAGCTGGTACATCTATTAATTTTGAATTATCAGCATCGGAACAAAGTAATATTGTGACTAGAATATTAGCTTATGCTGGAGTTATAATAAACGATCCTACAATAATACAAGTAGCTTCTCAAGAAATAGCAGCAGAACAACAAAACGCAAAACAATAAGACATGCCTAAACCAGATGGCGGATTAATCCGTGAAAATAATTTACAATATTACGCCGGCGCGCAGATAATTTATACTTCAGTAGCATCGACTACTGTATATAATTTTACTTTTAATACAAAATTAGTTTTAGGTAGTGCAACTAGTTATGCGCCAGCTGATCCTGATTATACTCAGAATAATTTTCAAATATATACTAGTCCAACAGGTATTGATCAGTGGACAGAATTTGTTACTGCTTACGCTCTTACTTATGTTCAAGATGGTTCTAAAGTTACTAGTAGAATAACATTAGGAGCTGGACAAGCAATAGGTACTTATGTAAAAGTACAATTAAAAGAAGGTGCAGTACAAAATAATTACGGTGGTTATGAGTATATAAAATTAAACGATATAGTAAATAATTTTATTGTAGGTTATGTTGGTCAAGATAAATTAATACCAAGAGTTAATAGAACTGATGTAATTTTTCATGCTAAGCGTGGTTTACAAGAATTTAGTTATGATACATTAAAAAGTATAAAATCTCAAGAATTAACAATACCAGATAGCCTTTCATTAACAATACCGCAAGATTATGTTAATTATGTTAAATTATCTTGGGCAGATGGAAATGGTGTTAAGCATACTATTTACCCTACACAATTAACTAGTAGTCCATGGGAATCACCTATACAAGCAAAAGATGGTCAAATAATTCAAGATAATTTTAGTGATAATATTGATGGACAATCAGAAATTAATAGAAGATGGCAGCAATCTAACCCTAATAACATAACTGGTTTTTATCCTACAGACAGTGATAATGCTTTGCTTTGGATGTATGATTTTTACGGTGAAGCTGCTGGTCCTTATTTTTATTATGGACAAAGATATGGTGGTGAACCTGTTAATATGCAAATTAATGGTTGGTTTAACATTGATGAAAAAAGAGGTACATTTAATTTTTCTAGTGATTTAAAAAGTAAATTAATATTATTAGAGTATATATCTGATGGATTAGCTTATGACTTAGAGACTAAAGTACCTAAATTAGCAGAAGAAGCAATGTATCAACATTTGCTATATAGTATAATGTCAACTAGAAGAGACACTGCAGCAATAGCACCACAATATAAAAGACAAAGATACGCAGCATTACGTAATGCAAAAATAAGATTATCTAATATTAAGTTAGATGAAATAGTACAAGTAATGCGTAATAAATCTAAATGGATTAAACACTAAAATATGCCAGAAATAAAAAATACCTTTTTAAAAGGTAGAATGAATCAAGATCTTGACTCTCGTATTTTACCACAAGGTGAATATAGAGAAGCTATCAACTTATTGATTAGTAGATCTGAAGGTAGTACTGTTGGTGAGTTTGAAAATATATTAGGTAATACAAATGTTGGTACTATATCTAGTGCTGGTCAAGAAAGTGTTATTGGTCATTTCGTAGATGAAACTAATAATAGAGTTTATTTATTTGCTACAACTTTTTCTAATACAGATGCTAGCGCTAGAGCTACATCATCAGAAAAAATGAGAATAATAGAATTTAATTTAAATGCACCTGGAAATCCTGTTACTTTAGTTTTCGGTTATTGGTTAAATTTTAATAAAAAATTTCCTATATATGGTGTTAATTTATTAGAAGATTTACTTTTTTGGACTGATAATTTAAATCAACCACGAAAAATAAATGTAACTACTGCGAGAAATAATCCTACAGCATACACAGAAGAACTACAAATATCTGTAGCAAAATACTATCCATGTTTACCTGTTGTTCCTATAAACAAAATAATAGGTACTACATCTGCATTTAACAACACCACTACTCAAATAGCTTTAACTGCTGGTAATGCAAATATTAAAGTTGGTGATATTGTTACAGACGCAGATCAAACAGATATTACTAACTCTATAATAACTAATACTTTACCACCTGTAAGAGTTGTAGAAGTTTTAAATCCAGGAACTAACACTCAGTTTAGAGTAAGTCCAGCTATTACACCTGGTGCACTAGGAGCTAATAAAAAAGTTGCATTTATTAGAACTACAATGCAAAATAATAGTGATCAGTATGTTTCTAATTTTTCTATACAAACTGTTGACAATGCTTCTTTTGGTGGTAATACAATAGTTCGTATTAATGCTAATGCTTCCTTAGGTGGTATTCCTAGAGTTGGTGATATTGTAACAAATTTAACAGTTCCAGATTCAATACCTAATTTAAATCACGCAAACTCTGCTTATCGTTATCCGTTAAGAATATCTAATGTTCAAATAGATAGTGTTAGTAGTACTAATAGTGGTAGATGGACAATAACATTTGATAAAGACATGACTGCTGGTGGTAATTTAGCTGGTATTGTTAATAATAATCAAATAGTAATTGGTAACAATGAAGACTATGATCCAAATTTTTTAGGTGATTCAAAATTATTAGAAGATAAATTTGTAAGATTTAGTTATAGATTTCAATTTGATGACAATGAATATTCATTAATGGCGCCTTTTAGCAATATAATGTTTGTTCCAAAACAACAAGGTCAATTTGGATTAGGTCAAATTGATACTAAAATAGATGATATAAATAATTATTATCAAGACGAAACAGATGCTTATACAAGTACTATTGTAGAGTGGTTTGAAAACGATATGGATTCTGTGGATGTAAAAATACCTGTTCCTGATACAATAAATAATTTAATAAGTAAATATAAGATTCAAAAAATTGAAGTATTATATAAAGAGTCTGATGCATTAGCTGTAAAAGTTTTAGATACTATTGATTTAACTACTTCTGGTTTAAC